GCACCTGATGGAAACGATATACGCCGTCGACGGCACGGCGGTTTGTAATCTCGAAGAAAACTAAGGAGGATGCCATGGACGAAGATGATTGCGTGTGCAAGGGCAGAGGTTGGCTGGTGGTGGACGTGGACAGCACCGGGTTTCTCCGGGTGGAAAGATGCGACGCTTGCGGTCGGTTCGACAGCGACAGGGCGGCTGAGCGGGAAGCCATGAGGCTTCTGGCTGAGCTGGTGAGGTGACGCCATGCAGCTTATGACGAAGGCGATTTCGACAGCGGCGCGGAAGCAGTACCCGCAGGGCAGCGACCTTGAGCAGAAAGTCGTCGCCAAGTTTTTCGACCCCGGCTCGCAATGGACCTGGTTTCTGCTCAATCAGGACCCGGAAGACCCCGATTACCTGTGGGGCATCGTCAAGGGCTTCGAGGTGGAGATCGGGAGCTTCTCGCTTTCCGACCTTCAGAAGCAGCGGAACAAGCTCGGCATCGGGATCGAGCGGGACAAGTTTTTCATGCCCACGCGGGCAAAGGACGTGTGGGAAAAGCTGCTCAGAGGCGATCATGTTTAGGCCCGGAGACATGCAGACATTGGCAGCGGAGCTTGCGAAGAGGCCGCGTCACGACATCACGATCACTCTCAAGGACGGCCGGCAGATCGCCGGCGTCTATGATCCTCTCTTTCGGACGATCACGGCGGCCGGCGCCACGTTCCCGGAGCGCGAGCGTGAAAAGTGGATTCTGGCTTTCTGCGGCTCTGAGCTGGCGTCGATCGACAAAGGCGGTGAGCTATGAGCCGGAAAACGATCTGCGTCAAGTGCGGCTGGAACAAGGGAGCGAAGCGTAAGAAAAACGCCTATGGGCAGCTTGACTCGGTGCGCGACTGCGCCTACCTCGGGACGGTGCCCGCCTGGGCACCCGTCAAGAAGTGCGTCGGCTGGAAAGCAGCATGACCGCCCTGATGATTGGGGAGGGTGGCCCCCTCCCCGAAACCTTTTAAGGTCGGCGGAAGCCCGCGGCTCGTTCGGCCGCGATCTTTTTTTTGGGGGTAGCGTTATGGCAACGGTATCGACTCTGAAAGACGCGTCGAAGGCGAAACAGACGAAGCAAAAGGGCTTCAACCTGGAAGACCTCCTCGCATCGGCCACCGTCGCGAAGGAAGCCAAGTCCGCGTCAAAGACTCCGGTCTTGACGGTGGGCGAGGACGTGAGCGGCATGGCGAAGCGGCTCCGGGAGCTGAAAGACGAGATCGAGAGCAAGACGAGCGAATTCGACTCGCTCTCGGCGGACTTCGTGGAGCAGGTTGAACCGCTCCGCGCGGCCTATGTGGTCCGCAACGGCTTCACCTCGTCGGTCAAGGTGCCGGACGGCGAGGGCAAATCGGTCAGCGTCACCTTTTCTTCCAATTACTCGAAGGTGCCTATCGCTTCTCAGGGCGCCGTCGAGGATCTCGCCGGCGAGTCCTTTGACCTGTTCTTCAAGAAGGAAATGGAGATCACCGTCAAGGACGTGACCGAAGAGAGCCTGATGGAGCTGGTCGAGGCGGTCGGCCCTGAGCGGTTCGCCCGCTTCTTCGCGGTCAACCGCTGGATTATCCCGACCAAGGCGTACACCGAGCAGTTTTACACGGCCTTTGACGAAGGGCAGCGCGCGGCTCTCAAGGGCGTGGTCAAGCAGTACAAGCCGTCGATCAAAACGAGGTGAGGCCATGCGCTACTATTTTCCGTGCAAGCCGAACCGCCTGGCCCCGGATTCACCATACTTCGCGATCATCGACAACGATCCTCGCTGGATCGGGGAGCTGAAAAAGAACGGCTGGCGCTGCCTCGCTTACCGGGAGGCGTCCGGCCTGGTCCTCTACACGCGGCATCACACCTTAATAACAGACGCGCTTCCCGATCTGCGCAACTTCCTGACGCTCGTGCTGCGGCCCGGCACGATCATCGACGGGGAGCTGGTCAACAATCGCACGAAGGGCACGAAAGGGCTGTATTACGCTTTCGACATCATCCAGGCCGAAGGCGTCTCGCTCGTTGACGAGCCGCTGAACGTACGGCGGACTTATCTAGAGAAGCTGCTCCCGCCGAGTCCCGGAATGGTCGAGCTGGCGGCGCAGACGCTTACCGGCAAAAAGCGGCTTTACGAGACGTCGATCGAGGGCGAGGTCAACGAAGGGATCGTCCTCAAGAAGGAATCGAGTAAGTACCTGGCATCGGATACCCGGTGCCTCCAGCATCCCCACTGGCTGAAGGTCAAGCGGCCCGAAGCCCATCTCTTCACAAAGTAGACCCGCCTCCGTATGGGGGCGTGGACAAAATTAAAAAAAGGAGCCGTACAATGAAAAAGGACGCAGCCGTAAAAAAACTCGTTTTGAAGTTCGGTGAAGGCATCGGCAGCTACGTGGTCGGAGAGGTCCCCATGAACGATAAAACCGAAGCCTACGCGCTCCGCAAGGCTGGCCGCGACCTCGGCGTCGAGCCCGCCGCCTGGCAGTTCGGAGAGATCACTGAGACGAAAAAGAGCATCGTCGTCAACGTGACGCGGAAAGTGCAGCCGCCTGAACAAACGGAAGTGGTCGCCGGCACGGCCCTGCGGGTGATCGAAGAGGGCGCGATGCGCCAGGCGGTTGAACCCGCTGCGCCCGGTACGGTCGAGATAGTCGCCGGCGAGAAGATCGATGTCGGAGACGCCGTCGTGGTGAACGACGAAGGCAAGGCGGTCAAGGCCGAAGTTGCGCCCGAACGGACCGAAGACGAGACCGCGGCCTTCGAGGCGACGCCCCCGGCCAAGGGCAAGAAGGGCAAGGCGAAGGCGAAGAAGCCGGAAGAGCCGGAAGTCCCCGCCATCGTCATGGTCGGCCGGGCCGATCTGCTCGAAGCCCTCAAGGTCTGCCTCGCTATCGCGGGCAGCGGCTCGGGCATGATCCCGACGCTCTCTCACGTTCTCCTCAACGCATCGAAGAGCGAGCTTACCCTTTCGGTGACGAGCCTCGATATCGCTTACACGAAGACGGTCGCTTGTGTCACGTCCGCCCCGGTGGTCTCCCTGGTGCCCGCGAAGGTGCTCGCCCAGGAGATCAAAGCGCTGCCCGGCGACGTGTCGGAAGTCGAGCTTTCGATCACGACGCGCGCGGGAGACCGGGCGGTCAGCGTTAACGACCGGTGCCGCATCCACGGCATGGACCCCGAAGAGTTTCCGGAGCTGCCGAGCGGCTTCGATACGATCGTGAGCGTTCGCAACCTGAAAGAGGCCATGGCGCGGGTCTTGCCGGCAGTCTCGAAAGACGAGCTGCGCTACGCCCTGACCGGCCTTTACCTGGACTTCGTCAACGGCCAGGCTGCCGGCACTGACGGCTTTCGTCTCCATATCTCGGAGATCGAGGCGAACGGCGCGCCCGTTCAAAATATCCTGCTCCCCGCCAAGGCCGCAGGGCTTCTTTTGAAGTTCAAGGGCGAGGATGAAGTACACTTCCGGGAGGACGGCCGCTTCGTGGCCTTCTACGTCGGCGGCGGTATCCTTTCGGCCCGGCTCATGGAAGGCAACTATCCCCAATACAGGGACATTTTTCCGAACCCGCCCGTGCACGTCACCTTTGCGGCCTCGGAGTTTTTGAAGCTGATCGAAGGCGCGGAGCCAATCGCGGACGGTTATGTGTGCCTCTGCGTGAACGGAGATCTCCGCATCCACGCGTCCCGCGATGTCGGCCGCTACGAGTGGCGCATCCCGGCCACGCGGGAAGGCGGCAGCGGCGGGGAGCTGAGCTATCACTTCAACCCGCAATACCTGGTCGACGCGATCAAGTGCTACCCGGCTGAGCGCGTTCGCCTCGCCCTGCCTGACGGCGAATACGCCTCGGTCGTGGTCAACGAGAAAGCCGTCGTAATGCCTGTCCGCGTATAGAACGACATCGGGGGCGGGGTGAGCCCGCCCCCAAAAGGAGACCACATGATCTACAGCATCGGTTATTCAAAATGGACCATCGAGCAGCTTTTGAAGGTCATCGAGGAAAAGCAAATCGACATGCTCGTTGACCTCCGCTCGACGCCCTTCGGCCGGTTCAATCCCCCTTTCAACCGCCCGAACCTGGAGCGCGTCCTTAAGGGCCGGTACGTCTGGAAGGGCAATATCCTGGGCGGCAAGTATGGCCCGGTCACAGACGAGGGCATAGAGTGGCTGGTCGCGAGGAAAACCAAGGACGGCACCCCGAGGAACATCATCATCATGTGCGTGGAAATGGACCCGTGCCAGTGTCACCGCTTGACGGACGTGTCCGCCCGGCTCATGCTGGAGCACGGCATCGACGTCGTTCATATCCTGGACACCGGCGAAGAGCATCCGACGAGCTATTATCTCGGCAACCTTGGAGGAACCTAATGGACAACGCAGTCGAAATAGAAATCGGCCTCATATATCCGAACCCGGATCAGCCCCGCAAGCTCTTTGACGAAGCGAAGCTTGAAGAGTTGGCGGATTCCATCAGATCGTACGGCGTCCTTGAGCCTATCGTCGTGACGCCGAGGGGAGAGAGGTACATGATAATCGCCGGCGAGCGCCGTTGGCGCGCCTCGACTATCGCCGGGCTTGAGAAGATGCCCGCGCGGAGCATCGATGCCGACGACGCCCTGGTCGAAGAGCTGGCCCTCCTCGAAAACGTCCAGCGCGAGGACCTGAACCCCGTCGAACAGGCCAAGGGCTACGAGCGGCTGCTCCAGCGCGGCTATACGGTCGAGAGCCTGGCTGCAAAGCTCGGCTTCAAGCAGTCCTGGCGCATCAATGAGCGCTTGGCTTTGCTCCGCTTGGTCCCAGAGATCCAGCAGCTTGTGGTGAACGGCGACCTTCGGGCATCCGAGGGCTTCCACGTCTCCCGGGTCCCCGCTTCTCAGCAGGTCAAAGTTCTCGAAGCGATCAAGTCGGGCAAGGCGAACACCTGGAACAAGGTAACGCGCTTCGTTGACGGGCTGCTCGCCAGCGACGATACGCTTTTTGAGCTGCAAACGATCACCGCGGAAGAGCGCGAGACGATACTCCACTTCGAGCATTCCCTTGCCGGCATCAAGCGTTTTCTCCAGCGGGCGACCGACGAGCAGCGCATCCAGCATTTGAAGAAGGTCGCGTTTCATAGCTCCATCAATCCGGACGATCTGGACGCGGTCATAGTCGCGCTCCAGAAAGTCCGCCTGGTCGTTCTTCAGGGCAAGGGCCTCAAGGATGCCAGAGAGGCGGTATGAACGAGGGGGGCTTGCGCCCCCCTCATAATTTTCTTGACGCGGGCTTCGCCCCGTGTTACAAGGAGGCTCCCATGGAATTTAGAACCGCTGGTTTCATCTGTCGGGAGTGCGGCCACCGACCTATCGGCCGGAAGCTGGCCGGGAGGTAGACGCATGGACGAATATCCGGCGCTCAAGCAACGGCCCAACGGCTACTGGTACATCTATTGGGACAGGCACGAGCGGTACTCGCTTAAAACCAAGGACAAGGCGACGGCTCAAAGCCGCTTCGCCCTCGTACTTCGGGACAAGCGCGAGGCAACGCTCATCGCCCTGGCTCCCAAGCCCGACACTCACTTGTCCGCTTTTATCAAGCAATACGTTGAATGGCGCGGGACTGGAGACGGCAAGACGCCGGGCACTGTCGCTCAGAACGAGAGCATTTTGAAGTCCCTGCTCAGCTTTATGCGCGACAGGCCCATGAGCCATATCCGCCCGCGCGACATTGACGCGTTCCATGTCCACCTTCGGTCAGCGAGAAAAGGGAGTCGAGGAAGGCCGGCGCTCCAGGGCCTCAAATCCTCGACGCTCAATATGTATATCGACGTTCTGAGGACCGCGTTCAAGCGCGCCCTTCGATGGGGCTTCATTACCGTCAACCCCTATGAGGATGTGAAACACTTGCCGCAGGACGAGGTAGAAGCCCCTTTCCTCAGCCGCGCGGACATCGAGGAGCGCTTTCTTCCGGCGCTCCGAACCTACCCGGAGCCTTTTCAAAATTTGATGCTGATGTATCTCTATACCGGTGCCCGCCGCCAGGAGCTGTGCAAGATGACGGCGGGCCAGATCAAGAAACAGGGCGGGCGCGTTTACCTTGAGATTTCCACGGGCAAGACTCATAGGTCCCGACTCGTGCCCGTCCTTTCCCAAGAGGCGCTGGCCGTGATCGAGCGGCTTCCAAGGGTGGGCGTCCTCTTCCCCGGCTGCACGAACCCCAACTGCGTGACCGCCAAGGCCAAGAAGCTGCTTCGCGAGTGCGGCCTCGGGCATCTACACCTTCATTCTCTGCGGCACACGACCGCGTCCCATCTCGCCATGGCGGGCGTTGGCGATAAGGCCCTGATGCTCCTTCTCGGCCATACGCAGCCCAGGACTGCCAAGAGGTATCAGCACCTTAATCCCGGCTACCTTGAGGAAGTCATGGGCAAGCTCTCGTTCACGGCGGCGACGCCGACGCTCTCCGTGGTCAAGCCACGCAAAAAGAAATCTCGCGACGGCTCATAAGGCCCAGCGGGTTTCCGCCCCCCCCGGCCATTACCCCGGCCGGGGGGCTTCTTTAAGTGTACAAACTTGAACTCGATATTGTTGACAACACCTACGAAGCGTCGCCCAAGGTTTTTGGCGCGAATCACGGATTGCCGCTGGTAAAGTTTACTAAACCGAAAGTATTTTGTCTTATATTCTACAGACTTCCGGAAGTCCTCTTTTTAAATGTTTAGCTTGTCACAATTCAATTAAAATGGTAATAATAATTAACTTGGCCATATTGTGCACGGATATTGGAAATGAGCCACATTTATGAGATTGTCAAAACAGGATATCGGCGATGGGTACCTTCCGTATTGGTTCTGCTATTAAAGACTGCACCTATTGTAATTTCTCTGTGCGCGCTTGGCATCTCATGGGGAACTTATATGATGAACTCGCGCCCCAAACGTATTGCGACGCATGCAATTACATTAGGTGTAGGTCGATGTGCCGAACCAAGATCCACCGAATTCTATATAGATATCGCTCTGGTCAATACCGGAGACATTGACGCAACAATCTGGAATCTAGGAGTCGGGCTTCCGGATAAGACGCCAGTCCAAGAAGGGGGAGTGATGATGTTTAGCCAAAGGGAGGATATTCACGCAAAGCTTCCTGACTGTGGAGCGGCACTGCCGGCCATCAAACCCTTCCTACTCCGTTCTGGCGAGACAGTAACTAAGAGAATTTTTGCCGGGATAAAAGGTGCCCCCAGCACGTTGAAAGGCACTGCTGATCAGATCGTGATGTATCCAGAAGTAGACTACTGCCGCCTTACCCGTGGCTTTATCGGATACCAGAAGCAACCTCTGGGCACACTAGTTTTTGACAAGAACGATTTATCCTTGGTTGGTCTTTCTCGGTTATTGAGCAATCCACGAACGTATGTGGAATCCAAAGAGGATTCTAGTTGCAGCGTCAATATTAATGAGTCGTATCAGATGATAACGGTATACGGCCCACAAAAATAGAATTACTGCACAACAAGAGACGCGTCCCATCAATCGTTCCAAAATCCCTTGCGAGAGTATGCATTTTCAGCACCCCCCTTGATATAATACCATTGCCGCTTTTTCATAATGTGCCAGAAGCACCGTGTAGACTGCCCGTAGCTGCCCCGTAGCTGCCCCGTACAGCCACTTCCCGCCTCCCGCTATCCTTTTCACACCCCCCTCCAAAAACACGTCAATATACAAAGTGTAGTCATCTTCTATTCAAATCCTCTACAAATCATAGTCACCTGTTATACACCTGCTGAACGGCCCAAAAAGCCGGGTGTAGGATTCTCTCATGACAACCTACGGCCCGACCACGGCCCCCCCCGATGAGATTCAGGAAGATTTGAGGAAGTGGAGAGAGGCCGAGCGACGGGTCTCCAACGGTCAGGAGTACGAGATCGGCGGGCGCCGCCTTCGCCGTGCCGACCTCAAGGAGATCCGGACCACGATCTACGAGCTGCGCCGTGAGTTGCAGCAAGCGCACGGCGGCTCTGTGCTCGGAACGAACGTCGGCCTTCCGTCAAGGTCGTATCGAGGGTGAAGATGACAATTACTGCGGGATCGTCTAATGGCAGGACGCGCGGCCTCTCGGTCGCGAATGTAGGTTCGACCCCTATTTCCCGCAGCCAATTTAGGAGCTGCCCATGAACCGAGAGGACATCTTCGAGAAAGCGATCGCGCTCATCGCCGCAGGGCTTCCCGCCGTCCTCAATCCGCCAAGGCCGCGTCAGTCGGTCATCCTCAACGCCGCCGGCCAGCCGATGACCAGCTACAACCCGGAGCCCGTCGTTCCGTCCGGGAACCCCTCGCGGCCCTCGATGACCAGTTCCAAGGGCGGACCGGGCGCACCTATCGGCCCGCTGCCCGATTCGTACTACTCCTATCGCCGGGCCGCGTCGAGCCGCGAAGGGAGCATGACCAATTGGGTGCCCCGCCGCCTCCTCTGGAAGCAGTCGGAGCAGTTGGAGCGCGAGCAGATCCTGGAGCGCGCGGTTGACCTCGGCAACTCCGACGCCCAGGCTGCCGGCATCATCGACCGCTTTGCGACCTGCGTCGTCGGCGCGGGCCTCTTTCCCCAGCCTTCCCTTGACGCTGACGCCCTCGGGATCGATGACGACGCGGTGAAGAAGGTAGCCGCCGCTCAGTCTGCCGCCTTCCGGAAGTGGTCGCCCATCGCGGACGCCTCGGAGCGGAATAACTTCGGCCTTCTCGTTCACCTGATGGAGCGGTCCCTTGTCCAGTTCGGGGAGTACCTGGCCACGCTCCCCATGATAGACGACCCGCTGCGCCCTTACGCCCTTGCCGTCCAGGTCATCCACCCCATGAGGCTCAAGACGCCCGTCGATCTCTGGATGCGTCCCGACATCAAGGACGGCGTCGAGATGGGCACGCGCGGCGAGCCTGTCGCCTACTGGATCAAAAAGAGCGTGTTCTTGGCCGGGGGCATGTCGAACGTGATCGATGTTTCCAGCAACTTCACGAGGGTGCCCGCGAGGATCGGGCATCGCCGGAGCGTTCTTCATAGGTTCCTGCCTAAGAACCCCGAGCAAACCAGAGGGTGGCCGACCTTCACGCCGGCCATGAAGATGTTTCACGACCTGAACGAGCTTCTAGACGCGGAGCTTGTCTCGAACATCGTGACCGCCGCCTTCTCTCTCTTCATCAAGCTGAACCCCGGCGCGAACCCGTGGGATGAAGCGATGGCCCGCTCCACCTGGCAGTTCCCCACGGACGGCGTCTCGAATACCCAGCCGCCGCCGCCGACCCGCTACGAGGGCTTCGAACCGGGCAAAATCTATTACGGCAACGTGGGCGAGGAAATGCAGTCGATCAAGGGCGACCGCCCCGGCAATACCTTCGAGGCGTTTACCCGGCTGATCAAGAAGGCAATCGCCCTGTCGGCCGGCCTGCCCTACGCCGTGGCCTTCGCCGATACGGACGGCATCAGCTTCGCCGGGTACCGGAGCGCGATGCTCGAAGCCTGGCGCACCTTCACCTTTCACCGGGCCGTGCTCGCGCATCAGGACTGCCAGACCATTTGGGCCATGCTGCAGGAAGAGTCTTACCTCCGGGGAGAGTACGATCTCCCCAACTTCTATACCAACTTTTCGGAAGCGACCCGCTGTGTCTGGCGCGGCGCCCCGAAAGGCGACATCGAGCCTATCAAGGCGGCTCAGGCCGACATCCTTCTCATACAAAACAATCTCAAGACCCGCGAAGAGGCCGTTATGGAGCGCGGCGGCGAGTTGGAGCCGACCTTCGATAAGCTCGCTGCAGAGCAGGAAGAGATGACGAAGCTGGGCCTTTACGATGGCCCGGTCCTCGCGGTCCCTGGAGAGTCGAAGCAGCAGGCGGGCGCCGCCGAGGGCGACGCGGCCGGGGCGAGCGGCGTCGGTTCGGTCGGACAGCCCGCAGGCCCGTCAGCGCCCGGAGTCACGAAAGGCCCGGCCACCGCGAAACCCGCAGCGCCGGCAGCCGCCCCTGAGACTGAGGACGCCCGGCTCATCATGGCCTATCTTCGGACCCTTTCAGTCCGGATCGAGGAGATCCACGACAACGTCGAGACTATGCGACAGGAGGCCGCAGTATGACCACGAAACGCTTGCCCCTCGTCGGCCGGCTCATCTATGACACGCCCTGGGCGATCCGGCCGGAAATGCTTATCGAGATCGACCGCATCTACGAGCGGCACATTGCCGGCGAGCCGGTTGACATTCCCGCTATCGAGGCGCAGATCGGGCGCCCCCTCGGCGGCGATGACGACGACGCGCCTTATCAGATGGCGGACGGCGGCGTGGCCGTGATCCCGATCACCGGCGTCATCGCCAAGCGCCTGGACCTCTTCACGCAGATTTCGGGCGGGGCCTGCGTCGAAAGCATTGCCGCGGCCTTCAAGACGGCTCTCCAGGATAACGCTGTCCGCTCGATCCTCTTCAAGGTCGATTCGCCTGGCGGGACCATCGAAGGAATCTTCGAGCTGGCCGACGCGATCTATGAAGCCCGCAATGCGAAGCCCATAGGGGCGGTCGCTTACGGGATGATGGCCTCCGCCGCTTACCTGATCGGCTCGGCCGCATCACAGATCTACGCCTCGGACGTGGCGAGCGCTGTCGGTTCTATCGGGATCGTGGCCGTCCACAAGGACCGCTCCGCTCAGAACAAATTGAGCGGCGTCAAGACCACGGAGATTTACAAGGGCAAATACAAGCACGCGATCGGGGAAGGCCCGCTGTCTGCGGAAGGCCAGGCGCTCATCGAGGACCGGGTCAACACGTATTATGGCCTCTTCATCGACGCCGTCGCCAAGTATCGCGGCGTCTCTTCCGACGCGGTCCTCAAGAACATGAGCACCGACGTCAAGGATGTTTTCATCGGGCAGCAAGCCGTCGATGCCGGACTGATCGACGGAATCCAATCATACGACGGTGTCCTTTCGACGTTCGCGGACCTCGCGGCCCCAGGCTCGGCGCCCTACATGCCGGCTCTGCGCAGGGCCAAGCCTCAAGGGGCCGCAGAGTCAGAGGTCGTCGCCGAAATCCAAAAGGAGGAGGGCAGCATGGAAAAGGTTATCTGTCAGGGCAACAGGCCAGCAAATTCGTCCGGATGCCCGGACGGGTGCTCCGGTTGCGAGGGGTGCCACAAGGACGCGAGCGCCAAGGCCAGCGCGCGGGCAAAGGAAATATTTAACGCGCAGGTCAAGGAAAACGAACGCTTCTTCGGCCTGGTCGGCCTCCTCTTCGGAGAGGAAGCGACTGCGAAGCTCAAGGCCGTGGTGGACACGGGAACGACGCCCGATCAGCTTAAGGCGATCATCGGCGTCACGGGCAACGCCCAGGCCAAGGAAAGCGTGAAGGGGAAAGAGCAGCAGACGAAAGAGGCCCTTCTCACCGGCATTATAGCGGCGGGCGCTCAGAACGTCGGCGCGGGCGGCGATGCGAACGCGGACAAGGATTACATGACCCTCGTCAGCGAGTACCGGGCGGCCAAGAAGTGCAACTTGCTCGCCGCCATGCAGGCGATGACGGCGGCGTATCCGGAGAAGCACGATGCGTATCTCAAGGCCGCTAACGCCGGCAGGGGAGGTGTGTAATGGGTTTCAATCTTGGACAGTTCAGAGCTTTTACCGTTTATCTGGCTATCGCCCAATGGTGCGCCGTCAAGCTGCGCGCGGGCACCGTCACAACGCCCCCGGAGATCGTGCCTTGCGGCGCGGGTGACGCTCCCATAGGTTTCGCCGAGTTCGCCGGCAACCCGGGCGACATTATCACCGTCCGCCTGGTCCACGGGATGGGCACCTACCAGTGCGCCGTGGCGATCTCCGCAGCGATCGCGCGCGGCACGGTCCTCTACACCGGGGCCAACGGCCTGTTGACCGATGCTTCGGCGGGGTCGGCGGTCGGCGTCGCCCTGGAGCCCGCGAGCGGGGCGGGTCAGGACATCGAGGTGCTCGTCATGGCCTACCTCTCGACCACGGCCGGCGCTGTCTCCATCGCCGACGCGGCTAACCTTATCACCGCCGTGACCGTCGAGGCTGCCCTTGAGGAGATCATGCAGGGCATCAAGACGAGCCACTACAAGGTGGACCCGACCTTTTTGACCCTGTCGGACGGTACAGCGATCGGAAAGTACGCGGCAGCCGGCGCAGGCTGGGCCGCTCTCGCTGCCGGCGAGCTGGGCATCGAATTTGCGCCGGGCGCAGACCCTACGCCGGTAGCCGCGCAGTTCGTTCTTCCGCGCGACTTCGACCCGACAAAGCCCCTGGTCGTGCATCTGCTCGCGACCACGATCAAGACCGGTGAGGCTGCGGCCGATTCGCCCTCCTTCACCATCAACGCCATTCTCCAGGAACCGGGCGCGGCCATCGGCACGGGCGCGAACATCGGCGGCGACACCGCGACGGGGCTCCTCGCCGCGAACGTCGGCAAATATGAGGAGCTGACGCTGACGATCCCGGCAGCGAGCCTCGTCGCCCCGCCCTGTGGACTAACCCTTCTCATCCACCCGAAAAACGGCCAGCTTCCGACCGACGACGCGGTCATGCTCGTGCCCTGGATCGAAGTAACCCGCGCGGCGCTTACCGCGTAAAGGAGGCGTAAATTGAGACCAGCAGCTAATGCCGCAATCTACCGGCCCGATCTTGGCGCCGTGGTTATGGAGTACATGGAGCAGGCGCAGATGGCCTTTATCGGCCTCCAGGTCATGCCCCTGTACCCGACCAGGCTCCGCGAGGCGACCTTCTCCGTCATCCCGAAGGAAGCCTTGCTCAAAATCCCCGACACGGCCCGCGCTCCGCGTGGAACGTACAACAGGGGCGACTGGACTTACGAGCGCGGCCTTTACAACTGTTCTTTCGAGCACGGTTGGGAAGAGCCGATGGACGATACCGAGCGCGCCATGTTCGACCAGGTGGCGCCCGGCATGGCCGACTACATCGCGGCCCAAAGGGCGATCAATTTCATCCTCCGTTCCCAGGAGCAGCGGATCGCCAACAAGGTTATGAACACGGGCAACTTTACGCCCAACCCCGTGGGGACCAAGTGGACGGATCACGAGAATTCGACGCCCGTCGATGACGTGAACGCCGCCGTGGAGCTTTTCAGGCTCCAGTGCGGTATGCTCCCCGACGCCCTCGTCATCAATTTTAACCGGTTCGTTGATCTCAAGAACAATCAGCAGATCATCGACCGCATCAAGTACACGTACCCCATGATCGACCTGCAGAAGATGTCCGCCCAGGTCATGGCCTCCGCCTTTACCGGCGTCGGGACCGTGCTCATCGGCGGGTCTATCTTCGATTCGTCCGGCGTGGGGCAGGACGCCAACATTACGAGCCTCTGGCCCGACGCTCTAGGGGCCCTCGTCAAGATTTCGAATGGCATGGACCTCACCTCGCCCGGCATCGGCCGTACCTTCCTCTGGATCGAGGACTCGGCCACGAACCCGATTGTCGAAGAGTACCGCGAGGAGAAGGTCCGCTCCGACATCTTCCGCTGCCGTCACAACACGGACGAGCGGTATCTCCAGAGCTACGACGACAACGGAAACGTGGTCAGCAACATCGCGGCGGCCTGTACGTATCTTCTGAGCAACCTGGCATAGAATCAACCGGGGGGCGGCTGAGGCCGCCCCTTCGCTCGAATGGGGGCGTCATGGCAAACGGTTTCGTTGTCGAAAAGGACGATTGGGAGAAAATGGATCAGCAGGCCCGTGAGTGGCTGACCTTCAACGCCGTCCAGGACATGAACAAGCGCCTGACGGCTCTTGAGAACAAAAGATGGGTAGACAAGACGTGCGCCTTCGCGGGCGGCATCATCGGCGGCGTCTGCGCCTACTTCGGAGGTAAGGCCGTATGAACCTCAAAGACCAGGTTGTTTTCCGCAAGCTCACGCCCGTCAAAATAGGCGGGCTTACCATTTACCTCGAAGCGGGTGGGCAGATCGAGCCCGCCAAGGAAGCTGTCGGGTGGGTCATCAGAAACCGCGTCGATCATCCCTCTTTCCAGGGCAACGACGTGGAGAGCGTCTGTTTCCACCACGATGCTTTTTCCTGCTACCTCTCGCTTGACAACCCCGAGTATGAGAAGGCCCTCGCCGTCGCCGCGAACTTCGACCTTCACGTCGACCCGGCTTGCCCGAGAGGAGTGTATAAGGACTGGCATCCCGGCGACGCCTATTCCCTGGCCGGATCGTTGGTCGCCTTCCGGGGCGTCCAGAATGGCTACATCGCCTCGCCCTTTGCGACCGGCGATGTGTTCATGTACTACCGGGAAGGCTCGCCTAAACCCAAGTGGGCCGAAACGCTCACTTTCTCGAAGCAGATCGGAGAGCTTTTGTTCTACCGGGGGCGTTAGCCCCAAGGAGAGTGATTCATGATTTATCGGACCGGACGCAAACCCCGAGGCTTTGACCCTCGCATACCTCATTATTCCGCCCTCAGGCGGCAGGCCGCGCCCGTCGTGTTGCCTCCGTCCGGAGACTACACGGTGAACCTGCCCAAAAAGGAGATGAGCATCTTCGGAAACGACCAGTGGGGCGACTGCACGTGCGCCGGCTATATGGCTCACCTGGAAGTGTGCAGTCAGGTAGCCTGGTCGAAGATGACCGTCGAGCCTACCGACAACGCCCTCCAGATGTACGAGGAGGCGTGCGGCTACGTCCTGGGCGATCCTTCGACGGACCAGGGCGGCGACATGCAGACCGTCCTTGCGTACCTGCTCAACAAGGGAGCGCCCACGGGGATGCACAAGGAGACGCGCCACAAGATCGACGCCTATTTCGAGATCGATCCTCGGAACCTGGACGATGTGTGCCGCGTGGTCGATGAGTGCGGTTCCTGTTACGTCGGAATCAACTGCCCGAATGAGATGATTACCTGGCTCAACAGCGGCAGCATCCCGGAGGTGTGGGACACGAACGGCGACATGGGCAATTCCGGCGAAGGTCATTGCATCATCATCGCCGGTTGGAAGCCTTTCAAGGTGGTTTCCTGGGGCGCCGTCTACCAGGCGACCGACGACTGGATCGCGGCCGTCCTCGATGAGTCTTACGGGATCGTGGACCGGGAGTTTCTCACGGTGAGCGGTCACACGCCGCTCGGCATGAACATCGCCGCGTGGGATGCTCAGATGCAGGCTCTCAAGCAGCCGTAAAGCCGAAAGGGAAATCATTCCCCGGCTAACGCCCCTCGCGGGGCCATAAAACAAGGAGGACGTATGAAAAGGTGTTTGACGTTCATGGTAGTGGCGCTCCTCGTCGCCGGCAGCATCGCCGGCTGCTGCACCTCGACAAACTCCAGCGGAGTGTCGAGCAAGTCCTTTGCGAACTGTCTCGGCGTCGTGGAGAATTACGCTTGCAGTCCGCCCGCTGCGGTGACGCAGATCATCAACCAGGCTCTCCCCCTGGTGGTCTCGGTCCTGAACGTGGCCGTGCCCGGCAGCGCTGCTTTCGTGAACGCCACGAATGCCCAGGCAGAGATGCAGGCCCTTATCCAGGGAGGTTGTATCTCGGTCACTACCCTGGATGACCTGGTCGCCTACCTGAGCACGATCACGTCGGCGCCCGCGCCTGTGACGGGTAAGCTCGCGGGAGTGGTGAAGCTGAACATTCAGCCGGTCAAGGATTGGGACAACACGTTTCACTGTTTCCTGAACAAGAAGTTTTAGGGGGTGCGATGAAACGGTCTTGGCTCGTCTGGATTGACGGATTCGTAAACGCGGCCCTGGGCGGCCTGGCTACCGGCTTCGTCGCCGTAGTCGTCAGCCCGGCGTCTTTCGATCCGAAGACGCAACTCGGCCACCTGGCAACGGTCTGCGCCGTCTCGGCTGCCCTCTGCGCGGTGAATTATCTCAAGCAGAGCCCGCTTCCGATCGCGCCCGACACAAATAGCATACCACCAGCCAAACAGTAAGGAGGAGTCGCGTGAATATCGTTATCGCAGTCGGACAGACACTTACCCTGGCAAGCCTCGCCGTCAACGGCGAGACCTATAACCTGGTCGCCACCGGCACGGACGCCAACACGATCACCCTTGAGCTGACGGACGCCTCCGGAAACGTCCTCGCCACCGAGGAGCTTACTGCGGCAGAGTACGCGGTGGACCCGACCTTCGCGGCCCAGCTTGCGGCCTTCAACCAGGAGATCGCGGCAGCCCTCGCGCCTCCGGCCTTCCTCGCGGAGATGGAGGCTTTTTTGGGCGGATTATCCGCTTCTTCGAGCGGCACAACCATCGTGGTGGCTGAGACCCCGCCGACGCCGGCAAGCTAAAGGAGGGGACCGTGAGCTTGATGGCCGATTTTGACGACGACTTCGCCGACGACTTCGCAAACTCCGAAGAGTTTGGCATCGGCGTCGTCTATACGCCTCAAGGCGGGTCGCCCATCAGCACGTTTCCTTCGGGGAAGCCGCTTACCGGCCTCCTCACACCGAAATACGAGGCTCACCTGGACGTGGTCAACTACTCGCTTGAGTTCGAGGGACCGTCAAGCGTGTTCGGGAACGCCCTTCCAGGTGAGACCCTCGTACTTACCGACTCGAAAGGCAACAGCACAACCTATAACATCGACGGCCCGCCTCAGAACAAGGTCGGCGGGACCACGATCCTCTATCTGAACGAGGGAGCGCAATGAACCCACCTTCGATCCGCGAGCAGATCCTCGTCAACCTGGACGCCAGGCTCAAGACGATCACCGCGGCCAACGGCTACAACACGGACATCAACGCCGCTCACGTGTTCCGCTGGCTCAGCCGGGACATCCTCGACGCGGAGATGCCCGCGATCAATTACAAGGACATCGAGTGTTCCGAGCAGGAGACCGGGCCTGACGCCTGCCCTATCGGGATGCAGCAATATACGCTCACCGTGGAGCTGGAGCTTCATGTCGCCACGGCCACGACAACGCCCACGTCGGCGGTCGGCTTCATCGCCGACATTCAGACGGCGGTGGGCGTCGATTACACCTTCGGCGGCCTCGCCAACCGAACCGAGTACGGCGGCGATTCGTCCGAAGAGGAGCTGCACGAACTCACCATCGGAAGAACCACGCTCAAGTTGAAGATCGTGTTCCGGACCATGCTTTGGAACCCGTACGCTCAATAAAACGAAGGAGGAAGCGCCATGACAATGCCAGCACCCCCCCAGGCACAGGGATACAAGTCCCGAATCTTGCTCGCCAACGAGCTTTTCTACAAGCAGCCGCCCGAGCAGCCTATCGACAGCTGCGACGCGGCCTGGACCGAGCACAAGGACGCGAGCGTGACGCTCAGCGAGGACAATGTCGATTTTCAGTACGGGACCGGCTCTATCAAGCTCGTCATGGCCGGCACGGCGGCAGCCGACACGATCCTGGCGACCAACGCCCTGGCAGCAGTCAACCTCGCCCTCTACGGCTTCGCCGGCGTCTGGATGATGTCTTCGGTTCAGACGGCGCTCGGAGACCTCCAGCTTTTGCTTTCCGCCGAGGCGGACTGCGCCGCGCCCCTGGAGACCCTTCCTATTCCCGCCCTGGCCCCGAACGTGTGGACCTGGTGCGAGATCCCGCTCACCGATGCGGCCGGCGACACGGCGATCATATCGGTCGGCGTCAAGCTCGTCAACGCGGCCCTGGGCGCTTTCACGCTCCACGTAGACCGCGTCACGACTTATAACCAGGCCGTCCAGCTTCCGATCAAGACGGAAGGCGTCAGCTTCACTCAGGAGCTGCTTACTTCCGAGTGCCTGTATACCCGGCGTGATATGCTGGAGCCCGTCCTCGGCAACATCAGCGTTGACGGCAAGATCGAGACCGAGCTCGCGCCCTATCAGCTTCGCCTCTTCACGCACATGCTCGGCGCGTGCACCGGCGTTACAGGCGACGCCCCGCCCTACACGTACACGTTCAAGGTGTCCGACCTTCCGCCCGGCCTCTTCTACGAGAAGGGCTTTACGGACATCGAGCAGTATTTCCAGGCGGACGGCGAGCGGGTCGACAGCTTTACCATCACCATCGAGTCGGGCAAGATCACGTCCTTGAGCCTGAGCCTGGCCGGCGCCCACGGCGGCGCTTCCTTCCCTTCGAGCTGGGACCCCGCCGCCATCGTCTATCCGCATCTGCCTTTCACGTCCTGGAAGAGCGACATCAAGGAGTCGGCCACCGAGGCGGTCCTCGGCACGGTGACGACGATCAAGCTCGACGGCAAAAACGACCTGGACACGAAGGACACCTACGTCCTGGACGGCACCGGCGAGAGGTACAGCGAGCCATCGGGCAAGTTGACGCTCACCGGGACGCTGACGATCCTCTTTACCGACACGGTCCTTTATAACAAGGCCATTGCCGGGACCCCGACCAAGCTCGTCATCGACATGTGGAACGGCACCGGCTCGGGTCTCACTCAGGGCAACGAAAAGCTGACCCTAACCATAGACGAGCTGCTGCTCAAGCCGAAGGCCCCGGAAGTCTCCGGGCCGAAGGGCATCAAGGTTGACCTGGACTTCCAGGCGTATTACCTGTCGGGCGCGGACAATACGTCTTTCATGATTACGGTCCTGCTCCCGAACAACACGACGCTTTACTAGGAGGGTTTATGCCGCTGAAACTGTCGAAGAAAGACCCCGCCGCCAAGGTCGAAGGCAAGTGGTTCACCTTTGCCGGCGACGTGGAGTTTAAGGTGCGCCCGCTCCTCGGGACGATCCTCCGGGAGCTGTCGAACGCCGCCCGGACGGGCCGCATGGTGGCCGATCCCAAGACCGGCCGCATGGTCGCCCAGGTGGACGATGAGAAGTACAACGAGCTTTTGACCGACTATCTACTCGAAGACTGGCGCGGCGTGGTGGATGAGGCGGGCGCGGCTCTGCCCGTGACCCTTGAGAACAGGAAGGCCCTGCTTGATATGTCCGCGATCTCCGACTTCGTGTGGGAGAGGGCGCGCGCCCTGGACATCCTTACGGAGCAGATAAAAAACTGACGGAGGCCGTACAATGGCAGTACGGCAAAAAAAGGGAGTATTGCGAGACGTGCAGGCAGGCGGCAGCCCAGCGGGGAGAAGACCCAGGCTGCGCCGGCTGCCCGTTCGACCGGTACCTGATTCCGGAGAACGAGCAGCTTTGGGAGTGTTTCCAGCTATGCAGCTCGCAGCTCCTCGTCGGCAACGGCGGCGCCTACGCGCTGAATTGGGAAGTGGTCGCGATGGTGGCCGGTACCATGGGGATCAAGGTCGATCACGCCTTCTATTATTTGCTCCGGGCGTTTGAAGGGACCATGATTTCCGAGCTGCAAAACAAGGGAGACAAGCCCGATGGCGGATGACTTCAAGATCGAGCTTACCGGAGTGACGAAGGCCCTTCTTACCCTGGACGTCGACGCCGTGGCGAGAGCCGCCCGCGAGGCCCTGAATAAGGTGGCCGTCGCCGGGATGACCGAAGCCTCCAAGCTCATACGCTCCGACTTCAATATCGCGGCTGCCCGGCTCAAACAATACCTCAAGCTCTCGATGCGCGCCCAGGGCTCGACCCTGCAGGCGGTGATCACCGGCAGCGGCCGGGGCATGGCCCTTTCTTATTTCGGCGCACGGCAACAGGGACGGGCTATCACGGGCACGGGCAGGGGCAAGAGACGGCGGCTTCACCTCACCGTCAAGCGTCCTCGAGGCGGCGCCGTTTCCGTCCAGGTTAAGCAGACCCGGAAGGTGCTCCAGCCCATAGGCGGCTTCAAGCCCTTCCTGGCTCAAATGCCCTCGGGCCATATCGGCGTGTGGGTGAGGACGGGCAGGGGCCGCTTTCCTATTCAACAGCGCTTCGGCCCCGGCGTGGGGGAGCTGTTCGGCACGCGGCGGGTGATGGACGGCACGGTCAAGGTCATAAACGACCGTTTCGGCCCTGAGTTCGAGCACCAGCACGAGTATTACAAAGGGAGGGGGTAATGAGCGGCACTACTACCGAGACGAAGCTCATCATCACCACGGACGCGTCAGGCGCCGTCAAGGGCATCAAGATGGCCCAGGACGCGCTTAAGGACATGGAGAGTCAGACCAAGAGCCTTACCTCGCTCATCAAGGGCCATTGGGTGTCCATGGTCGCCGGCATGGTGGGCGTTCCCCTGTCGATCGGAGCGGCCTGGGACCTGGCCGAGAAAGCGGCCCGCTTCGAGGAGCAGACAACGATGCTGGATCGTCTCGCCGCCCACTACCACACGACGGCCGCAGAGATCGTTTCCAGCATCCAAAATGCCTCGCGCGGCCTTATCAGTCTTCGACAGGCTACCGAGGGCGCGGCCCACGGCATGATGATGGGCCTCGATCCGGAGAAGCTCAAGAGCCTCGCCGCAGTCGCCCCCATGCTCGCCCGCCTCTCGACCGAGGCGAAGAGCGCTGGCCAGATGTTCGAGGATCTCGTCAACGCCATAGGCGCGGGACGCACCAGGGCCTTGCAGCAAATTGTCGGCGTCATCGACCTGCACACGAAGTTTACCGACGCCCAGGTCTCGAACATGTCGAAGGTCGAACAGGCCAACGCCCGGTATGAGATGGCGATGGACCGCATCAAGGCGAAGCTCGGGGATATGTCGAGCGCCGCCATGGGTCCGGCCGAGCGCATGGAGCTGTTGAAGGTCCGCCTCGATGACCTGGCGACGCGGATCGGTCAGGCCGCGCTCCCGGCAATCGACGCGATTTTGAAGCACCTTCAAAACATTACGAATTTCAAGGGCGACGCGAGCGGCATTACCTCTTTTTTCAACCGCATAGCAGAGACCGCCCTCGGCCTGGAGATCACTTTCGACAAGCTCGCGGAAGGCTTCTCGAAGTTCATGGCTTTCAGGGAGCGGGCCGCTGCCGCCGTCCATTGGGGCGACACGAGCAAGGAATACCAGGGGAACGCGAAGGGTTGGGATACCACCGCAGACTCTTACGCCAAGGCCGCGGCGGACGCTCATAAGCAGATCGATGAGCTTCAAGCGAGTGAGCTTCCGGGCGGCGTCAAGCTCACGCCTGGCGCCCAGGCGAGGCTGAGCGGCACGCCAGGCGTTGGCGGCACGGGCGACGAGGAAGGCACGAAGAAAATCAACACGAGTTACCAGGATACGCTCGCCCAGCTTGCCATGGCTCAGGAGAACTGGCAGAGGCAGGTCGACGCTACGAACCCGTCGCTTGACACCCTGGAGAAGAAGATACAGGCCGTCACGGACAAGGCGAAGGCCCTCACCATGGAGTGGCAGGCCAAGGAAAAGAAGACGGGCTATGCGCTCGACACGTCCTGGATCGATACCGGCCTGAATCAGATGATCGCTAATATGAAGGCGCAGGAAGCGCGCCAGTTGAAGGGTACGCAGATTCAGCAGACCGCCGCCTATTCCAAGGCCGACATCGAAGGGACCCGGGAGATGGCAGACCTCACTTTGAGGCTCGCCGCCGCCCAGGGCCAGGATACCGACGCCCTTTCCCTGGCGAACAAGTTTCTGTTCGAGAACCGCCTCGCCGAGAGCGACATTTCGAAGATCAAGGCCGAGATCGCCAACTCCATCGATGAGAAGCAGACGGCCCAGCTCCAGGGCCAGCTTGCCATTATGGAGCTGCAACAGAAGAACCGCGAGGGGCAGCAGGGCGTCGAGGAGCACATCCTTGACATCACGAAGAAGCGTGCGGCTTTTGAGGCCGAGATCGCCCGCTCCATCGCGGGGATCACCACCGCCGAGCAGGTGGGCGACATCACTTCGGTAGAGTCCACGGCCGGGCAGCTTGCCGCTCATCAGAAATTGCTCGGCAGTTACCAGACCGAGGCTGCGAACGTCACGGCAGCAGGCGGGACGCCGACTCAAGACCTCTTGAACCGCATTCAGCAGCAGCAGGATGAGATCAAGCAGCTTCAAAACACGCAGTTGCAGCAGACGGGCACTTTCGCGCAGGGCGCGAGCCGGGGTCTTACCAATTTCGCGAACCAGGGGGGATCGACCTACCAGCAGGGCCAGCAGTTTGCCACGGACGCCGCGAAGGGAGCGCAGGATACCTTCCAGCATATGTTTTTCGACGGCATGCAGGGCCAGTGGAAGAAGGGCTCAGACTACGCGCGGAGCTTTTTGAACGATTTGGAGCAGGGCCTCGCTAACCTGGCCTCGAAGCAGCTTATGCAGCAGATCCTCGGTTTCGATTCGACCAGCGGGGGCGCCGGCCTGTGGAGCACGCTCTCCGGATATCTGTCGAGCATCTTCGGCGGCGCGTCGGGTGGATCGACGGGCGCCGCTGCCGGCGCGGACACCGCGATAGATTGGAACATGTCGGCCGCCGAGTCGGCGGCGTGGGGCTACCACTCCGGAGGCATGGGCTACGAGCCGTCCTTCGCCTTGCTGCCCCGCTTTCATTCAGGCATCGGTCCAGGCGAGCGGCCGGCAGTCATCCGGAACGACGAAGGCGTCTTCACGCCCGGCCAGATGCGCGCCCTTGGAAGGGCTGCATCCGGAGGCGGCGCGACGAACCACATTTCAACGAACGTCGGCGGCATCGTCGTCAACGGTCAGGTCTCGAACTCCTTCTCGGCCTCCATGCGGTCGGGCATCGAGAACGTCGTTACCGACGTCATAAAGAGGCACCTATGACAAACATGGTCCTCGGCGGCTACGTGTTCCAGGTCAACCCGGCGAACGTGCCCGGCCTGATAGCTCCGTCCCGCAGATCGGCGGCCGTCCTCACCCTCGGCGGCGTGGCGCATTTTTCCTGGGGCGTCTTCTATCCGGGCAAGGCGATCACGCTCAAGTGGCCTTATATGCCCGCCGCCATGTACGAGGTGCTTCTCGCCTTCTACGTGGCCGACGCGTCCTTGACCTGGGACCCCCAGGACGGCAGCGGCAAGACCTTTACCGTGGAGATCGGCGCCGACTTTCCCGGCTCGCAGTCCGATTACCACCTCACTTTGCAAGACGAATGGGGAGACGGCCAGCCCGCTTTTCGGCTGAACGTCGAGGTTCCCCTCATAATCACGGCGGAGTTGACATGAAAGACGTCAAAAACCATGCCATACTTTGGCCGGGCCTGTCGCGTATCGACAATATAATCAATCACTTAGGGACTTGCGAGAGTAGCTATTTTCAAGACCCTCGCCCATATACTACTATTGCCGTTTTTTTACTTTGCGAGAGTAGAGGGGCCTACGTTCCAATAGTATCAACACAATCCGGCGATTTTGCCCGAAATAGCACTATACTAAACACCAGACTTAATATACTGCACTTTTCGCGTTTTCGGGGGAGAGAACTTTTTTCTGTCAAAAATCATGCCATTGGGGGCCATACGTGAGCCTGACCCTCGATCCTACGCTCGCCGCCGCCCAGGACGCGACTTCGCGTCACCCTATCATCGAGATCATGTCGATGGCCGCCACGGGCGGATTGCCCCTGACGACGGGCGCTGCCTTCGACCCCGCGATCCAGGCCGAAACATGCCCCATTTTGATCGCCCCGTCTTCGGGCGGCATGGCGATGGCCTACGCCCTGGCGACCATGCCGGGCACGATCCGTTACGGCTACACGGGTGCGACAGGCGTTCAGTTTACGATGGCTTCCCTTGCGTGCGAGACCGGCCGCTCGATCCTCGGCCTGGCGCTTTGTGATGCCACTCCGGGCAACGTCGGCATAGTGACGCTCGAACAGGATGCCGGGACGTATTGGCTCACCTGTCGCTTGCTCACCCTGGCCGGCGTGCTCATTTCCTCGGCCGATATCGCCTATTGGACCGACAAGACGCTGGACCCCGCTCTTGTCAGGCTTGCCTCCGGGACGATCATCCTCGCCTATTCCCGCGAGACGGCCGGGCTTTGGCATCTCTGCCTTATGACGACGACTGATTTTGTGCACTGGACCGCCCAGGACGCCCTTACGCTCGCCGGCATCAGCACGGCGAACCAGGTCGAGAACCCGTCTTTTATCGAGATCGCGCCCGGCCACCTCTGGCTCCTCTTCGATTATGTCGAAGCGAGTTCCGGATCGAATAACCTGACAAACGTCTGGTACTCCGTTTCGACGGACGGCGGCAATACCTGGGCTGCGTCCGTGAAACTGACCGCCTATGCGAGCTACAGCCAGACGGCCGCTCACCCCGTGGCGCTCTCCACCGGGGCCGATTCTATGGACCTCGTTTATGATGAGGTGATGGGCGCCCTCCACCTCGACTCGACCGCCTCCGGATGGAAGGGACCGGACGGCGCCCCTTCCGACATGCACTTCGACCCGGTAAGCCGCCACCTCTACCTTGTTTGCGGGAATATGGGATTCGGCGTAAAATCCCTGGGCGCTATCATCGCCATCGACGTTGACACGTGGACCGTCGTCCAAGCCTGGACAACAGCCACCGTGCCCGCGCTCCCCTCGATCTTCGACGCCAATCACGACATCTGGTTCAGAAGATGGCACAGCGAGGGCGGCTATGTGCTCATCGGCCTGATCGACTCAGGGTGTCCCGTGCTCGCCGTCCTGAACGCCGCCTCTAACACGGTCGTTACCTACGCCTTCGGCGCGGTCCCGGCCTACGGCGTTTACGAGAACGTGTCGTGGACCCCGCAAAATTTTCTCGCGGCCGACCCCTCTTATTATCCGCCCTACGGCGTCTATTACCCTTGTGCGACAATACAAGCGGCCTGGATCGACTCGGAGACGAACCGCCTATACGTCGTCTTCGGGTACGACGATGCCTACAACCGCAGTCTCCAGGTCGGCTATATCGACCTCACCGACCAGGGCACGATGGGACCGGGCGACTTCCTGATGTACGGCTGGAACAACCTCCTCACGGAGCTTAACGCCGTCGACATGTGGCAGATGCAAAGCCTTGGGGCAATCTCGACGGGCGGCATCTTCGTTGACCCCGGAGACGACATCCTGATCCTCTCCTACGCGACGGACTCCGAGGGCAACGACCAGGGGTGCTTGCGCATACACCAGCTCTCGACCGGCGCCCTGCTCCAGGAGTACACCACCGCCTCTAACTCGATGTTTCCTTACGGCGGCATCCATAACGGCTTTCTCTACCGCGAGGGCGTGATCTATGGCGGCTTCGCCTATCAGTCGTTGTACGGCGAGGAGGACAAGCGGGGTCTCTGCATCATCGACACCGCGACCGGCTCGATCAGCTTCTCACAACCGCCGTTCATCACCGCAAACGACTGCGCGATAACCGAAGTGATCGACCTGGACGGCGTGAGCGTCATCGTCTCGATGTACGGCTATGCCGTCGCCATCTATAACAACGGCTCATGGACCGCCTTTGACAACGCGGACCTTCCCGGGATGACGCCCTCCGGGGAAAACAACTTCGCGGCCCTGGCCTACGACCCGGTCGACGGCTCCGTTTTCGCCGGCAACGGCTCCAACTTTTGCGACATATGGGCCGGCGTGATCATGTTCAACAAGAATGGCTTGATGCATCAGCCGCAGCTTATGGCCGGGACCCTCGCGGCGGGGGCCTGGACCTTTGCTGCGCCTGTCGCCCTTATCGCGGGCTTTGAGGAGGAACAAGTCTCCATCGGCGCCGACCCGTCGAACGGCGCCCTGATCGCGTTTTGGGCGAACGGCATCACGGGCCAGCAAATCTATTGGGCGGAAGAGTCCGTGCCGTTCCCCGTCTCCCCTTATCTCCTGACCGACGCGGACGTGTCGCTTGTCCGGACCATCGACGGCCATCCCTCGCAGCTTGTCTTCCAGGTCGCAGACGGCCACCTGTTCGACCCGCACAACTTAAAGAGTTTATGGTCTCAGAATCTCAAGAAGGGCCGCAAGCTGACGCTCAGGCTCGGGGAGCTGGTATCGGGAGAAGAGTATTGGGCGAACCAGGGCACGTTTTTCGTTACCGGGACCCAGCTTACCTACGGCCCCGGCCAGTACCCGGCCATGTCCGTGACGGCCGAAGACGCCCGGACGCTTTGGGGCAACATTCGCATAATCGCCTCGCCTTACTACCAGACGGACCCGGTTTCGATCATCTCCGACCTGGTCACGCGCTTTAACCCGACGCTCACCCCGACAGACCTTGCGCTTCCCGCTTCGCTCGTCGGCACCGAGGATCTCACGCACCAGTTTATCGAGGTGGACCTCGCATCGGCCGTCACTCAGGTAGCCGAGCGCTTCGGCTACTTCGACCGCATGGACGCAAACGGCAATGTGGGCCTCGGGCTGATATCGAACACGAACCCGGTCAGCCACGTGTACCCTGACCTGACGAAGATCATGCAGTTTTCGCCCGACGACTCGTATTCGGACTTTACAAACCAGATCATCGTCACCGGCCAGACGCAGAATTACGTCGAGGTCCTTCACGAGGTGGAGCGCGTCGGGAAGGTGAACGGAACCCAGGACTGGCATTGCGGCCGGAAGGATTACACCGTCTATTACTCGCTCGATGAGACCCGCACGGTCGCCAACCCCTACCTGGTGAAGATAAACTCCGTCCAGTCGCTCATGTTCAAGCTCGCGGGATCGAGCAGCGAGGAGATTTCTTTTATCGACCCGAACAACAAGTATTGCATCGTCACGATCACGACGCCGGACCTGACGCCGGAGCTTATAGGAGCGCTGGCGATGCTCGCCGCCGCAGGGGTTCTCTACCTGGACGCGACGGTTGAGTGGGTCAGCATCTTCGATTTCATCCCTGCCGGCATCGAGAGCGATATCGCCGGCTGGATGAGCATGATCGCCCTTATGGCCGCGCTCCAGGTGCTCGCCTCGACGGCCACCTTTCAGTACGAGGTATGGGGAAGTCCTATCGGCTACGTGCGCCAGTCCGTGCAGGGAGAGTGGGACGATGACGTGCTGCAAGGGGAGCTCGGGTCTATCTGCATGAAGAAGATCGACAACCCGCTCTGCTACACCGAAGCCGATTGCGAGGCCGTCGCCAACTTCGAGGGCATGGTGGTGCAGTCGCAGCGCGCGCGAGTCACCTTTCAGAAGGTGATGCACCTCCAGGATGAAGAGGCCGACACGATCCAGGCGCCGCACCCTTGGTCCGGCGACACGCTTACCATCTTCATCACGAAGCTGACGCGCCAGGTGAGGCCCGGAGCGAATGGCTACGCGAAAGACACAATCGAAGGGTGGGACCTGGGGGTGGTGCTGTGATCCTGTACGGCGGCCGTGTGCTCAATAGCGCTGCTGCAAAGACCAGGGACCAGGTCGCCGAGACCCGCGACGCGATCCTTTACGACATTCCCGGCAACGGCGTCTGCCGCGTCCAGATACAGGGATCGACGGAGCTGATAACCGCCCGCTTTCCTCAAAACGCGGAGTCCGCGCCCGCCTGGCTCAAGCCCGGAAACGCCGTCCGGATCACGAACCGGGGAGGCCTCCGGGGATATATCGAGATCACCGGCCACGGCCAGCTTTTGACTACAGGCGTATCAGCGCCGACCATACCGACCCCGCCCGACGCCGTCCTTACCGGCTGTGCGGTCGTGGCGATCCCGGCGCCTACATAAAAACAAGGAGGTTCCAAATGTTTCGAAGAATGAGAGTCTTTGTTGCGATTTGCCTGCTGCTGCTCGTCGCCGCGCCCGTCATGGCGTTGACGAGCATCGTCGTGTCAGACGAGGGAGTGGGCCTCATGTTCGGCACGTTCTTTAACGGCTCACCGGCCGGGCAGAATCTGGTGCTGCACCTCTATTGCTCGAACTATACGCCGGTGCACGGGATGACCGTTTCCGCCTGGACGGAATGCTCCGGAGGCGGGTACGCTGCGAAGACGCTCACCAACGGCTCTTGGACGATCCAGGCGAACCAGCCGCCCGATGCGCTTTACAATACTACGGAGACGTTCACCTTCACAGGCCCGCTCACCACGAATACGACGATCTATGGCTACGTGGTGACGAACGCGGCGGGCACAACGACGCTGTGGGCGCAGATGCTCGATTCGGCTTTCACCCCGGCAAACAACGGCGACAGCCTGACGATCCCCACGATGCTCCAGGGGTCTTACGGCACGCCGCAATAGAGGCGCGATATGACCACCTGGTACGTAGACAACTCGACGCAGTACGGCGGGGCGGTCACCGCGGATTGGCAAGCGAGCCACACCTACGCCGTCAATAACCGGGTGGTCGTGCCGGTCGCCAGCGTCGGGACGAACAACGCCAAGTTCGTCTATCAGGCCACCGCGATAACGACCGGCGTCTCCGGATCGACTCAGCCGGCCTGGCCGACGACGGTCGGGAACACGGTTGTCGACGGCGGCGTGACCTGGACTTGCCGGAGCCCGTCCGATGGGAATTGGGGCGACGCATCTTGCCACCTCTGGTACATGATGTATTATGGCTACACGGCGCAGCCCGGCGACACCATCATGGTGCACAAGGCCCACGCGGAGAGCGTGAGCAACACGACCTTCTACGCCTCCCCGACAGGGAATAACTGGATGCAGCTCTTTTGCGTGGACAACACGAACGGCAACGCCCTGGCCACGGGCGCCGTCATCACGGGCATTTCGAGCGCGCTTGTCCTCGAACGCTACGCTTACTGCTACGGCATTCAATTCCAGCAGTCGGCCGCCAGCGCCTTGAACATCGGCAATATGTACCAGACGTACTGGATTCTGGAGAGCAACGGGACGTTCGACGTGCTCAGTCTCACGAACAACGCCACCGGCTGCAAGATTGCCTCCAACTATTCGCCAAGTCAGCTTTCACAGCTCGACGTCATCAACGCCGGCATCAATTTAGGATACGCCGCAAACTCAATCGGGGCGCAAGGCGGGTCGATGATTTTCAGGTGGAAGGGCGGCGTCCTCCACGCACCCAACGGAGTGACCACTCTTTTGACGACCTACCGGACGTACATGATGGGGTCGGTGATCGAAGACGTAGACCTCACGCAGGTGGGCAGCGGGTCTTCCGCAACCGCGCTTATCATCGTGGGCGTGGCCCAATACGAGTCCTCTTTTCCCGAGCTTCACCGGTGCAAGATGCCGACAGCCTCGGGCTTCGCGTATTCGAGCGGCAGCTATGCGACGGTCGCCAAGGCGTCGTTCAAAATCCACAACTGCTCGGCGGCGAACGCGGTGGAAGAGTTCCATGAAAGCAGCTACGAGGGGACAACCGACTACAATACAACCGTCTACGGCGCCGCGAGCGACGGGGTCAACGGCTTCTCTTTCAAGATGGCAAGCTCCGCGAACGCTATGGATGGGATACTCGCGCTGGAGAGCCCCCTGATAACCGCGTGGAACGGTCTCACCGGCAGCCACACTTTTACGATAAATTGCATCCTGGACAGCGCCACGGACCTGACGAACGCGGACATCTGGATGGAGCTTGAGTACCCGGTCGACGCGACGAGCGGGCTTGGGGCGCTGATCACTGATCGCGTCGTTCCACTAGGGGCCCCGGCCAACAAGAGCGCGTCCACGTCGGCCTGGACGGGCACGGGCACGCTGACGCACCCGAACAAGTTTGAGTGCCAGGTTACAGCCACTCCCGGGAAGGCCGGACCCGTGACGGCGAGAATCCTTCTGTCGAAGCCGTCGATAACCGTCTACGTCGATCCTGTTCTCGTGGTGGTGTAGCGAATGAGCCGCCAGTATTTCGTTCCAGGTCTCGGAGTCGTCACCGACCCGATAGCGGGGGATCAGTTCTTTATCCCCGGCGTCGGCGTGTTGGATGAAAACGCCCCGTCGAGCCAGTCCGCGACTCAGCAGGTCCAGGGCGGCGAGGTCCTGGGCGGCTCGCCCACGACGTCCGACGAGCAGAATGCAACGCAGCAGGTCCAGGGCGGCGTGATCGTGGGCGGTCCGACCTCTTCGACAGTTCAGGACCAGACGCAGCAGGTCCAGGGCGGGGCGGTCCTGGGCGGCCGAGCGGCCGTCACGGAGCATCCTGACCAGCAGGTCCACGGCGGCGAGGTCCTCGGCGGCTCTTCCGACATCGCGGGCGTGCAGCATGCGACCCAGCAGGTCCAGGGCGGGGCGGTCCTCGGCGGCTCTTCCGACATTGTCGGCTATTCGCCCTATCAGGTCGCCGTGCTGGCCGGCACGTACCGAATTTCCGGTACGGTCTATTCTCTCGCCGCCAACATCAACGTGCCCGGCATCGGCATGGTCGCTGCGCTCCTCGAGCTCGCGGCGATCCCGGCAGCCGGATCGGGCCTTTACCGATACGACATCCTTTCGGTCGACAACACGGGAACGGTCCACCTCACGCGGGGCGCGGCTGCGGCGGTCCCCGTCATGCCCGCGACGCCTACGGGTCAGGACCTGCTTGATTGGGTCCTCGTTTATCCCGGCATGGCCGGCGTGATTCAGGCGGATATCCACAAGCTCTTTGTTGCGCCCGTCCCGTCGAGCCTGTCAGCTGTCGCCGCCGCGACAACGCTTCCCTGGGGCATGGCCGCGACGACGATCAGCGTCACGGTCCTGGATCAGAACGGCCAGCCGCTCCCCGGCAATTACACGCTGCAGGTCGCTTTCACGAGGGGCAACGGGACCGTCTTGCCGAGTCCCGCCGTGCTCGCCAACAATTCGAGCATCACCTTCAGCTATACGCGCGGCGACGTCTCCACGGACGAAAGCCCGATCCTCGCGTTCAGCCTGGCCGGGTACCCGACCGTGCTCCCGGCATCGCTCTTTATCTCGCTTCTCGACGCCAGCGGAAATATTATGATGTGACGCCTAGGGCGGGGAAATTCATACACCTACGAGGTGAGTATGCGGTCTTCTGGTTGGGATCGCGGATTACCACAAGAAGTGCGGACGCTTGAAGCCACTGTCCAAAACTAGACAGACCAGCCGCGCCGAAAAAACGACAGTTTGTTTTTTCCCGCCCGCGTGGTATAATAACCCATCTTAAGATAGGGGGGGTTAAAATGGCAAATAAACGTGTTTTTATAGCTTTCGCCATCGAAGACAAAACTTATCGGGATTTCCTTGTAGGCCAAGCGAAACATGATAAGTCCCCGTTCGAGTTCACGGACATGTCCGTCAAAGAACCATGGGACGAGAAATGGAAGACAAACTGCCGCACCCGAATTAAAGGCTGCGACGGCCTTGTCGCGCTCATCTCAAAGAACACGGCCAATTCAGACGGCGAACTTTGGGAAATACAATGCGGCTGGGATGAAAAAGTTCCCGTCATGTTAATGTGGGTCGATGATAATCGCCCCACATTGCCGTCTTTGCTGAAAGGCAAGCTTATAAACGTCTGGAGTTGGGCTAACCTCAAAAAATTCATCGAGAACCTTTAAGCCAGCACAGTAAGCCCTGCATACCGTGCGAGGATAGGTGATATGATGAGAAGAGCTCTTGTAGTCGGTATCAATAATTACCCCAACGCTCCGCTTCGCGGCTGCGTCAACGATGCGAACGCGATTGCCGGCGTCCTGGGCACACACGGCGATGGTGCGCCTAACTTCGCAGTCAGGCTCTTGACAGCGCCAAGCGATACTATCGGAAGGGCTGAGCTTCGGGGAGCGATTGAAAAACTTTTCGATGGGGATTGCGACATTTCCCTTTTCTATTTCTCTGGTCACGGCTTCATTAAAAGCACAGGCGGCTATATCGTTACACAGGACGCAAAAAAATACGACGAGGGCGTTTCAATGGATGAAATATTAGCCCTCGCCAATCAATCGAAGGCAAAAGACAAGGTCATCCTTTTGGATTGCTGTCACTCCGGCGCACTTGGAAGCCCGACAATCACAGGCGGCAATCTCGCCCAACTGAGCGAAGGGCTATCTGTTTTGACCGCAAGCCGCGACTCCGAATCAGCCCTTGAGATAAACGGACAAGGCGTTTTCACCGCCCTCGTTGTCGACGCATTACAAGGCGGCGCGGCAGATTTGCGCGGGTATGTCACTCCTGGCAGCATATACGCTTATGTCGATCAAGCCCTTGGCCCTTGGGAGCAGCGCCCTATTTTCAAGACCAACGTGACGCGCTTTACCT